AAAGTTAAATAGATTGATTGAGGAGATAAAACAGATGCAAATGGAGATTTGAGATGTCGTCCAAAGATCTAGAAAATGAAATTGAAGCCTTAAAAGCGGGATTTTGTGAAGAAATCATTGAGACAAAACATTTAAAAGCAGAGTTAGAATTTACGAAAAGCATTATCACGGCCCTGGTTGTTCGATTAGGAGAAAAAGTTTTTGTTTCTGACTCGGAACTTTTTCTTTTAAAAGAGTGTGAATTTTCTACATATAGACACGCCGAAAAACAAGGAATAATAATTGAGACGAGGTTCAGCAATGAATAAGGGAAGAATATACGCTTTAATATTCGAATTAATGGAAAACTCAGATAGCTCTAAAATCCTTCGCAAGAAACACAAAGAGGAATTGAAAGGAGCCCTTCAGGACGAACTAGACCGCCCCGAAAATAAAGGGAGAACTTATCCAATGGTTCTCAATGAATTCGCCCATAGAGAATTCCTGAGCCCTGGAGCGAGGAAAGCGGGGTATGGTTTGGAACATGTGGCAGATTTCTTAAATTGGCTGGAGAAGGAGATGGAGATGTGCTAGTTGCTTTTAGAGCGAAACCTGTTCAAGGAATTTGTGGAAATTGTGAATTGTGGAAAGAACTATATACTTTTGATCATGTAGGTAAATGTAAAATTAACGAGAAGACAACTGAGTATGCTCATAGGTGTGATGTTCCTGAAAAAAATACACATGACTATGATATTATTGGAAACAGAAAGAAGGCAAAAAGATGAAATACTTTTTAGACACCGAATTCATAGAAGCGGGTCCCGATTATCCCATTCAGCTTTTGAGTATAGGAATTGTTGTGGAAGACGGAAGAGAATATTATGCTGTAGTGGATCAGATTGAACTCGCATTAAGCCTTGCGGATGATTGGGTCTATGATAATGTGATAAAGCACCTGGATTTTAGTAAAGGGAAGAGAAGAAGGGTTATCGCTAAAGAGATTGTGGAATTTGTTAGTCAGAAGAGCAATCCCAGTTGGATTGGGTACTACAGTGACTATGATTGGGTTGTATTGTGCCAATTATTCGGACGCATGATCGATTTGCCCGTGGGATGGCCAAAGTATTGTTTAGATTTAAAGCAGATGGCAACAGAATGTGTAAATCCTGTATTACCCAATCTGCCAGATAAAATTGAACATCATGCAATGTGGGATGCTCGCGAGATTAAATATAGGTATGATTGGTTAATGAGTCAATATACTATTTCTTATATACAAGAGATGGAAGAAAGGGCGGAACATAATTGTTTTAGGTGACCCTAATGTGTTTAATTAATTTTCCAGCTAAATGTCATAAATGCGGATATACTTGGATCGAGTTACTTATAGAAATGGATTATTCGCAAGCTTTTTGGGCCTGCAAAAGATGTGGACACGAATTTGATTAAGAGAGGATATACCATGAGGAAAATAATTGGAGCGCTTGTGTTCATTTTTATGATGAACATGGTCGATGGCACGCAGACGACGGTTGAAATAACTGAAACAACCACCCATATAGGAAATCATTTATATTCGGTTAAACCGGTCTGCGAAGTATACTCGTCGTGGGAACCAGGGATGGTGCGACTGTATCACGTAGTTGCTCCTTTTACAGAGAACTATGATAATACATTTGTAACGAGTACGGATAGTCTAAAAGAATTACTTAATAGTAAATGTTGGGTTAATGCAACTGAGCCTGAGATGTGGGTATATGCCACTCACATGAGCGGAACGCGAGCATTATATAAATTCTATAGAACTACTCAACTTGTAAGTGGAGAAGATTATGGTGGAGAAGGCATTGGAGACCACATTATTACTACTAATCCAGATGGGTTAATTGGATATACGTATATGGGTATATTGGGGTTCGTACCGTGGAAATGAAATTTGGAACGCCTCAAGGCTTCAAAGAGAGAGTTTTAGCTGTCCTTACAGATAGCTCTACCTCTCTACGAAATAAATTATCTGTATTAGGTTTCACATTCAATCCATTGGGTCATTTCTGGGCTCGCGGAGGAGAGTTTCAACCTCACGTAATTAAAGTGTTGGAGTCTTTTGGGATACAACCTTCAAAAGCTGTATTAGAGGAATACAATCAAAAAACAGCGTTTAGACCCATTAGAATTTTTGAAGACAATTTTAAATATGAAATGTTACTTGACTATCAAAAAGAGGCTTTGGAGTTTACTAAAAATGCCCAATCTTGCGTAATAGCCCTATCAATAGGCCTCGGCAAGACACCGACCGCAATAGGGTATGCAGATTACTTGGGACAAAGAAATCTTGTTGTTTGCCCCGCTTCATTAAGAGGCCAGTGGTATGAAGAATTAAAAAAGTTTAATAATCTAGATCCAAGTAGAATAGTAATCGATGGATCAAGAGAGAAAAGAGAGAATCAGTGGAAACTCGCAAAAGAGTGCCAATATGTTATCTGCTCTTATGACTTAATGAGACAAAAAACAGATCTTGATAAAGCTAAATTGTATTTAAACAGGAATGGATTATTAATATTTGACGAAGTTATGCGTATAAAAAACAGGGAGTCCAAGAGAACAAAAGCCTGCATAGATCTAAGAAGCAAGACGTTCTCTTGTATAGGTTTAACGGGACAACCAATTGATAATAATTTAGGAGAATTTTATACAATATTAAATATAGTTAGTCCGGGCTTTATCCCGTCTTATGAAAAATTTGCAGAAATGTTCCTTGTCAGAGAACTAAGACAAGGTTCTAACGGGAGATCTTACTGGCAAATCCGGGGAGAACGTAATGTAGACGAGTTCCGAGAACTTATTAAACCCCTTATGATCCGGAAAGAAAAACGCGAAGTATTAAATTTGCCACCAACTTCAATAATTACAAGAACCGTAGAACTCTCCAAGAAGCAGAAACGAATAGAAAAAAGACTCTTGGAACTGGCAAAAGAGGACCCAAATAATGTTCTTAAATACTTCACGTATAGCCGCGAAAATCTCATAAGCCCATCGCTCCTCCCGATAGCGGTTTTGGACGCACCGAGAGGTCTAGACTTGTGGAGTCAGATCGAGGGGAATAGCAATGAGTCTATTGAATATATTCCAAGCAAAGTTCAAGAACTATTAGAAGGCAAAATTAAACCAGAAGACATAGAATTAACACCAAGACTTCTAGAGGTAAAAGATATTTTGGAAGAATCGGGCAGAGAAAAAATCATTGTATTTTCAACCTATGTAAAAGCTCTGGAACTCGTAAAAAGGTGTCTTACAAATGAGGACTGCGCTATGGTTGCCGGGAGTTATGACACTGAAGACGAACTTGAGAAGTTCAGAGGAGATACTAGGATTCTCTTAGCTTCAGAAAAAGCCCAGGAAGGTTTAAATCTTCAATTTTGTTCATCAATGATTGTTATAAATTCTTCATGGACATTTAGCCGTATGGAGCAGCTCCGAGGAAGAATCGATAGGCGCGGCCAACTTCACCCTATGACTTTTTATGAATTAAACAGTAACAGTGTAATCGAGGCCCGCATAAATAAAATCCTCGAAAAGAAGGAGAAGTTATCAGAAAGAGTATTAGAGAGGGAGGTGATGAGATGAACGAAGGTTATAATCCGAAATATTATTTTGATAACGCAAGAACCCTAAAATGGGGAGAAAATATATCCGAGGTTAACCTAGAAAGTCTGGCGTGTGGAGAAGTTTTTACTCTATTAGGTCCCGATGGGGAACCTCACTCTAAAGTGTTAATGGACTCGCATAAGCAAATAAGGGAGAAAAAGCTATGAAAGAATTCATCCAATTTTGGAACTTCAACAATGCACCAAAGGAGTTAAAAGAATTAATCTCAGAGGGAGACTACATTTCCTACATACCAAGAGACTACCCAAAAGATATGAGACTAGACTTGCGAGATTATACAAATATCTTAATTAAATCTGATTTGAAGAGATATAATGGGATCTTGGTAATAACCAGGACGGAACCTAAATTTCAACTACAGAACGTGGTGTTTAATGACCCTTAAGTGTTATTTCGTTAAACCCGATCCGGACGAATGTGAGGGGTTTTCTATTGTCGCTAAGACCGCGAGAGATGCCAAGAAGTTAGCTTGGAAATCGTGGCTAGACCTCTACGATTGGATAGATATAAGGGTTCTGTGGCAGCGAGACGTAGATGTTACAAGATTCAAAGAAGGCCACGTTGTTGAGCCTTTAGAAGGCTTAAAGATTGGATGTTATTCTTGGGTTGAAGAAGAGTGTCCGATGTGCAAAAGGATTGATATGTTGTCTTTCGAAGGCGATATAATTGGTTGTAGTAATTGCCTCGCAAACTATTAATACTAATCCCACATATTCTTTAATATGGCGTTAGATGTGTGGCACTACATAGAAGACCTTTCTAAATTTAAGTGTCCCGTATGTGGACACGTAATAAATAGAGAAGCCGGAGAATTATTTTCGGTATTTGCCGAACGTTGCAGTTCACACATAAGACATTTTTGTAGTAATTGAGGAGGGAGAGGGTATGTCCAAAGAAATCCGAAGTTGGTTTATCGATAAAATGGCGAAGGAGATCGCTACTAATAAAAATGGGGAGTATCATCTTTGTTATATGAGGGAGGCGGCTAAACTTAATATTGATTTTGAATCATTTTTTGAAATTATTAGAGGTTTTATCCTTGATAAATCCATCTGGAATGAAATAAGAAGTAGATCGGGATGCGCTAATACAAATTTCTCCTTTGAGATGAGCGATCACGGGTGCAGAGATCCTAATTTTAATGGCTATAAGTCTAAAGTAGATTCTGGAATTATCAAGGATGATTTTTCTTGGATGGTGACGGAAGATAGAGAGAAGTATTTAAGAGGAGATTAATTTATGGATGAAAAGAAACTAAAAACGGCGGTCGAAGAGGCTAAAAGATTCTTAGATCGGGTAAAAGAACTCCAGAACGAACAGAAAATAACGGTAAGGTATTTTGTTGGAGAAAAGGAATATACACATATTCCGTCCTGCCCCAAAGAATCTGGTGCGGTTAGAAGGGCTTCTATGGACCTCTCGCGGGCGCTGGCGGCGTTAAGGAAGTACTAACATGAAAGAAATCATGGAACGTCTGCGAAAAGGAATCACCGTAGAAGAATTGTATGAGTCTTTCAAGAGCCAAACCGAAGGGGTGATGCCCGGAAAATGGCAGTTTGTCGGTATTCAATTTTATTTTGTAGACGAGGAACGAGATATTATGGCGTCGCCTGGAATTTATTCAAAAGACTTCGATAAAGAGTATTATGAGAATGACGACGACGGGGAGGAGTGAAAATTGTATCGATCTCTATGGAAGATTCTTCCCTATTTTGTTCTGGTCCGTTGGTTAAAATCTAGATCTGATGCCGAATATGCGACTCTTATAATTACATCTTATGGAAGTAATAAAAAGGAGAAAAAAGGCAAAATAAAAATATTCGATAAAGGAGAATACCTTTTCATTGAAGAGGTATCGGAACTTCTCCAAAAGAGATCTTCAATTGCGAGAGATTTAATGACAATTGATGACGAATTGTCAAAATATGGAGCATAATCCATGTCCTTCCAAGTTTGCGATATAGTTCTCATAATTAAAGGAGAAGATTTCGATGGAAATAGTCTGGCAGGGAAGCGGGCTAGAGTTAACAACATTTTAACTCCGAACTCGAAGGACGTATACATTAAAGTCCTAGATACTAATCAATATTTATTTTATCCCAAAGAGTGGTTAAAAGTGGTGGAGCGTGCGCCATGACCATACTTGCGGTGTGCGATACATTTCCCTCCCACATGGTTATCTCAATTTGTGATGAGGTCGGTATTTTAATAGATTCTATTTATATGAATAAACCTTGGACTCAAGAAGATATTGATGCCGATTTAGGTAAAATTTCTCTGTATTATGGAATTGAGAGATGGATTTCTTCTGGCGAAAGAAAGATGATTGAAAGATCGGAAATGATAAGGAGGTAATTAATATGAATCTTGTTTTGATTGGGATGATCCAAATAGTGATTGGGATGATTTTTAATGTGATTTCAATATTTTTACACCAAAGGTCTAATTTTCTCGTCGCTGTTGCTGTTGCTGCGATTTTTATAGTTACAGGGTTGTTTGAAATGCTTATGGGAGTGTTATTCGGATGATTCTAGAACTTTCTTGCATTAAAATGGCTCTATGGTTTACTGGGTCCGCTTCCATAAGTTTTATTGCGGGTATATTAGTTCCGAATAAAAGAGAATTTTGCGCTGACGTATTTGCCCTTAGCATGTATTTAATTTTTATATTTATTGCTATGTCATTCGTCTTAAGTCTTTTTAATTCGTCTATTTCTTTTGTGGGGTGAACCAAAAGAGAGGTGTAAAATGTCTGTTTCTCACAAGTTGATTCTAAACAATCTGATTGTTTCAATTTTTAGAGAAAAAGATGTAATATTGGTAGATTCATTATACAAGAGACCGCCTTGGACGCAAGAAGAAATCAATAAAATTATTATTAAATATGAGGAATGGGATGAAGCTATCTAAAATGTATATGGTAAAATCGGGAGATTTTAATGTAGCGTGGTTAACCGCAATAAATAATGTCTTAAAATCAAATACGGATGTTATATTCGGTTCTGTGGAGGAACCTAAATATATAAAAGACTCCTGTCAAGTAATAGAATTAACGGGAAATGCTATAGATCAGATGTCTAATGGAGTTTTACATCCAGATTTTTCTTTTAAATCTATTGACCAATATAAACGAGAATTTGATGTTGATTTTCTCGCTGGATATAACGATTGGCCCGAAGAAAAGAAGTTTACATATTTGTACATAGAAAGGATAGTTCAATATAAAAGCGAAAATAAAACCGTAGACCAACTAAAAGTATTAAGAGACCAACTAGAAGATCAGATAAACAATAGGATTGCCTCTAACAGGTCTCAGGCGATTACATGGGAGCCAGAAGCGGATGTTGTAAATAACGCTTCACCCTGCATGCAGCGCATATGGTCCCGCTGGATCGGAGAGGAAAACGAAGTTAACTTCGCGGATCTTCATTTAGATTGGAGGTCTCGGGATCTATTTAATGCGTGGCAACCTAATCTAATCGCGATTACCTGGATGATGAATAAAAACGTGTATGGACCCAACAACTGTAAAATATATAGATTATTAGATAAAAACGATTCGTTACATATCTATAGAGGGGACGTAGAATCGGCAAAAGGAATTGTTGAGAAAAGATTGCCTTACGTGATGAGATATTAGTGCCGCCAGGATTAAATAGTAGTAGAGACAAGGTGTAGGTATGCCGAGAATAGAACCCGTCGAAGGAACATCAAGACTTGATATTGCGATTATGATCGCTGTTGCGGGCCATGTGGGGCAGTTAGATAAAGTTGGACTTCCTTATATACTTCATCCGTTATATGTAATGCTCCAAATGAAAACCGAACCCGAAAGAGTGATTGCGGTCCTTCATGATGTACTCGAAGATTGCCCGCAGATAACCATCTCTGATATCACAGACAGAATAGATATGACAGAAGAGGAAGTGAGTGCGTTAGTAGCTCTTACTCATATTAAAAACGAGCCGTATGTGGACTACCTTAAGAGAGTCCTCGCCGCAGGTAAAATAGCGGTTAACGTAAAGTGGGAAGACGTGGCGCACAATTCAAGCGACTGCCGAATGAGAGGACTTCCGCCAGAGACGGCGGACAGAATGAGAAAGAAATATGCTGTTGCTATTGATATGTTATGGGAGGGAAGATGAAAAATAACGAAGTCGTCGCCTTAATTATAGGTGTCGTAGGATTCCTAATTTTAAGGGTTATTTATCTAGGAGATGCAATTCCGTCTCCTAACGGATTATTTGATCTTAGACCTTGGAGTTTCGGATTAGGAATAGTTTTTGTTGCTGTATTTGGATTCTTGATGGGTTGGGAGAATAGAAAATGATTACTAGATCTGGATTTGTATCAAATTCGTCATCTTCTTCCTTTATAATCAGTGGAAAGGGAACGGATAAATTTGATTTAATAAACAGGTTCAAAGAGGAGATGACCAACTGGATTGAAAAGGTGGCAAATAGATTTGAGGAGCATGGGTTAGAAGAGTATGACGCCAGAGGGAATCTAAAAGAGGTCCGGATTACAATAACAAGCGAATCGGATGATAAATTCGAATCTTCGTTGACTCGGTTAGAAAACTTAGAATTAAAAACCATAGAAATCGGAAGGATATACATAGGTGATCGCCGTGATTACTAGATCTGGATTTGTGTCTAATAGTAGCTCCACCAGTTTTATTATTGAGAATAAAACTAAAGAGAGACTCCATCTTTGTGAGTTCGTAAAAGAAAACTCACGTCTTATAAAGAAATATGAGGAAGAATATTCTCCAATTGTGGGAAAAGAATTTCGGAAAAGTCATAAGGACGAGAAGATAAATCTCAAGGCTCTCGAAGACGTAATCTCTCTTATGTGCCAAGAGGCAAAAGAACTAGAAGAATCCAGAGGAATGTATTGGTCCCCGAAAAAGACCAAAGCTCTCGCGCCAGGAGAAAATTCTGTCCAGTTCGGAGATGAGCAGGGAACTCTCTTGGGAGAAATTTACGATTATATCCTTCGCGACGGCGGAGAGTCCAAGAGATTTAAGTGGAGATTTGACTTTTATAATAGGTGAAAGCGGAGCGAATATGAAAGAAAGAGTTGGGTTCGTAAGTAATTCTTCTTCCTGTTCTTTTATCTGCAATCTTTGCGGAAAGATGGAAGAAGGATGGGATTGGGATGAGATACCATCGATGGGAGATCTATTAAGGTGCGAAAAAGGACACTTACTTTGTAGAGAACATTTCTCTTTCATGAAAACAAAACCTGATCCACAAAGAGTTGCGTCGAAGTTTTGTCCACTCTGCCGAGCAAGCGCAAACTCTTTAAAGGAGTACCTGCTAAGAAGTCTGGTAAAACTGTAGACGAGATTATCGAGGAGATTTGCAATAATGAAGGTTAGACAAGGATTTGTGAGTAATTCTAGTTCGTCCTCTTTTATAGTAAAATATAAAGGAGTAGAAATATCCTTAGAAGTATACGAGGAAGAAAGAGAAAAACTGGAAGAAATGTTAAACAAAATGGTTGAAGCCAAAATCATAAAAGATTTTAAAGAGGTAAATATTTATGATAGTTAGATTGGGATTTGTGTCGAACTCAAGTTCAAGTTCGTTTGTGTGCGCAATATGTGGTGAAGAAGAAGCGGGATTCGAGGTAGGACCCTCCGATTTTGATATGGTTGGATGTGAAAACGAGCATTTATTCCATGAATTTTGTTTGTCCTCAGAAATTAAAGTTTTAATAAACGAAATAAAAGATAAAGACGAATGGGAAGGAGAAGTTCCATCTACTTTGTGTCCCGTATGTAATCTTCTGGCTTTTGACTCTGAAGAAGTTTTAAAATACATATTCAAATCTAGAAATGTAAGTTACAACATAGCGCAGGATGAGATTAAAGAAAAATTTAAGACGTATGCGGAATTGAAGGAGTATATAAAAACATGAAGACTAGAGACGGATTCGTATCTAATAGTAGTTCTTCCAGTTTTGTTGTAAAATTTAGAGATGAGGAAGAACCATTGTATTTAGAAACAGAGGAATTTGGTACTGGATGTGAGATGTATGAGATTAATCATGAAATGGTGTCAAGGTTAATAAATACATTAATCAATATTAAAATACGTGCCAGAGAATTAAAGGATCAAAGATTAATTGAGTTGACCAATGAGTTTACAATAGCGAGGTAGGTCGCGAATGTCCATTAAATCCGTCCGTACACCATCATACAACTACGATTTTGATGATATTACGGGAAAGTTTAGTAGATGGGGCCTAGACAAGAACGATGATCCTCAGTTTTCACCGATAGGGCCAGAACTCATAGATTGTGAGGTCTCCACCATCTGTCATGGGATAAATGGAAAACCATGTTCTCACTGCTATAAATCAAATACAGGTATTGGAGAGAATATGAGTCTTGAGACTTTCAGGAACATATTCCACAAATTGCCAAATTCAGTTTTGCAAATTGCCTTTGGACTTGGAGATCTGAACGCGAATCCCGACTTATTGGAAATATTTTGGTATTGCAGAGATCATAATGTAGTACCAAACGTTACCATAAATGGCTGGGGATTAACCGATGCCTGGGTTTTTAAATTAGCGGAGGATTGTGGAGCCATAGCCGTTTCAAGATATGACGACAAAAATGTTTGCTACTCTGCTGTCGAGAAATTGGTTGCCGCAGGATTAAAACAAGTTAATATCCACCAATTGGTAGCGGAGGAGACCTACGCGAATTGTCTAGAAACCGTCCACGATATTGAAACAGATCCTAGACTCAAAGATTTAAATGCCATCGTATTTCTTTCCCTTAAAAAGAAAGGCCGGGGAGAAGGTTACACCCGGATGAGCCAAGAGAGGTTTAATACGCTAGTAAGTTATTGCCTCGATAACTGGATCAGGTTCGGGTTCGACAGTTGCTCATCTGGTCGGTTTATCCGGTATTTGGACAGACATCCGAAATACGACATCATAAAGAAACAGATGAAACAGAGTATTGAGCCGTGTGAGTCTACGCTGTTTAGTGCGTATATAAACGTAAGAGGAGACGTATTGCCCTGTAGTTTCTGCGAAGAGAGATTAAACGAAGAAAATCTTCTTAAATGTGATGGACTGTTACAGGACGTATGGTACGGCGAAGAGTTTAAATGGTTTAGAAAAGTACTGATTGCGAACGAAAGAGTTTGTCCGATATATGAGGTGTAACCGTGGAACCCTACATGAATGGGCAGTTTGACGAGGAGTACTACCTTAAAACAAGTCACACCCACACCTATCCCACCAAGCCTCCCGTAGATCGCGTCTATTTAGAACTGGTCCAGAAAGATCTTTATGAGACCATTAAGAAGGCAGAAGAATCTTGGGACCCGAACGTATCCCTTGCGGGAATCGCGATATTATCTAAATATGAAAAACTTGTAGATTTGATACAGGATATTAAGGAGTATGGTTTAAGTGGTAGATAAAATAAAACCTGGAGGATTTACGTGGACATCTGGAGATGATATTCACAATGAAGGTAAGCACTATATACATATGAGTTTGTATGTTGGAGGTTTGTCTTCAGAAGATCGAGACGAATTATTTGAATGGGTGAAAACTAAATTTGATATCAATAAGAAAGAGGTTTAATATTATGGAAGATAAAGAATATAGGATTACAGATAATGGTTTATCTCTCCTAGAAAATGCTCTTAAATATTTAGAGGAACAAGAGAACGAACCGATGGATTGGAAAATCAGGCTGATGATCCTAAAAGTTAAGGATAAAATAGAGTGGTTCCTTGGAAACGAGATTGAAGAGGTGAGGGTCTAGTATATCGGGAGACTATCAATTCTAGATCTATCCACCCACTAGACCATTAAACCCATATTATTTTAATGATTTAAATAGTTTGAGATAGGAGAGATATGCCCATAAAATGTATTAAACCCTGGAAGGATAAGGATAAAAAATACTATGCCTTTGACACGGATAGTCCGGGTAACTATGGAATAGGAAGATCGGTGCCGGAAGCAGAGAAAAGTTTATTAGAGAGGCAGGAGATAAAGGATATAGTACTTCGAGATTTTAATGACTTAGAGGTTTTCTCTGACATGGAAACCAGAGAATACATGGCGGGGCTTATATCAAGACATTGGGACGAAATAAGTAAAATTAGAGAGGAGATACGAGAAAATGAGTCTTAAATTAAAGGACATAATATGGGAAATTACACTTAGATGTAACAAAGGTTGTAAATACTGTGGTTCGAAGGATGTTTTGAGGGAAGACCATCCGACTTTGGAACATATGATTCATATCGCGCACGAAATTGGCTCCTACGGAGTCGATGTAGTCACCCTAAGTGGAGGAGAACCCGGAGGGCTTTCGTCCAATAAATTGAATAGAGTAGTTGATGTTTTAAAGTCTTACAACTGCGACGTAAGAATTATTACAAATGGTACATTTTTTGCTCATAGTAAAGAACTACTGGAAAAGTTTACCATAATTGGGTTATCTGTGAACACCCCAAGAGACCATTTATACCCAATGTATCTTCCGAAAATTCCACACAACAAGATTGTTATGGTTACAAATTTCGGAACTCATAACATTTGGGAATTCGATGCGTTAGCCGAGATTGCTAAATCGTTTAGATCTTGGCAGATTCAGTTAACTACGGGATCGGAGTTTATGTTAAGTTCTGAAGGGATTTCTTACTTGAGAAAGAAAATTCGCGAATTAGAGGGCGTAAAATACATCCTAGCAGATAATCTACAGGACGAACATAAATGCTCCGCAGGAATTGTTTCATGTGGGATTACGGTGGATGGAGACGTAATTCCTTGTCTGAGCGAAAGAACATCAGGAAGCATATCGGTTCAAGGGAATTTATTTAAGAGGTCTTTAAAAGATATATGGGAAACCGAGTTCAGAGACATAAGGTTCGGATCTGGTTGGTCGAAGTCCTGTAGGAATTGTGTTTCGTATCCCAAAATAGATGAATGTACGCCGACTATTGCACCCATAGAGAAAGTAAAGCACGGTCAACATCCTAAACCACAGATAACCCCAGAAGAAAAGGAAGAGATAAAATTAACAACAGAAGAGGTCCAAAAGATTTTTGAAGAAGTAACTTCTTCTACTAAGCGCAAGCCGCGAGATTCCTATGGAGGTTGCTTTGGCGGTAATGTGATGTCTTACGGAGTTACAGATTGGAATATAGCGGCACTTAGTTGTTGGGAATCGGAGGTGTGGAAATGATAAAACTTTGCAAAGAATGTAGATGGTGTAAAAATCCAGGAGAATTTGCTGAATGTCGCGCTCCTCAAAACAAGAAAAATATAAATAAACAGACTGGGTTTGAAGAAGAAAGAAGATATAACTATTGCAGCACCCAAAGGTCGTCTCTCCTTGCTGGTTGGATTTCGTGTCGCCTTGATGGCGCGTGTGGCGTTGAAGGTCGGTGGTGGGAATCTAAATGAAATGCTTCAACCAAGAAAGATGGAACCTTTTGTCAAGAAATCTAAAGGTTGCGGTTGCATGTAGGTACTGCTATCTTCCATATTTTTCTAATTTAGTAGTGCAGACTGGATTGAGTAAAACGGATGTTCATTTTGCGCTGGAACATCTTACCGATTTAGGAAAATTAGATGAATCCTGGGAACGTGTGAGTGCTGGATGGGCATTATGTTTTCGCTATAACGATCGGCATGACAACGATTTTATAGATATGCTAATCGAGGAACTTCTGTGATTGAAAATATACTGATGACCAATAAATATAAATAGTATCGATCTCATATTTAAGATATCCTCATCCCAAGCGTATGTAATATGGATGTGAGTTTTAAATGGCAAGTCTCAATGGATTTTCAGTAAAAGTTCCCGAGTGTTTAAGTGAAACTTCGGAGAGCTATGTAATAATGCGGCACAGACAACAGTATTCTTTAAAACTTTCTAATCATCACAAAGAGGACGGTCATGGAAAACCCTGTGATGTAGAAATCTATATCGACGATGAATTCTGCGGTATCTACTGAATCGAGAGTGGGCAAAGCATGATCCTTGAAAGGCCAGAGCATTCTAATCAAAGATTTACTGCCTATAGAATTGATTCAGAAGAGGCTAAAATCGCGAAGATTGACCATAACAAATCTATGGGATTAATTCGCGCGGTATTTAGACCTGGGAATAAGATATGTGTTCCTATAATTCAACATCCAATTGTCGTAGATCCTTGGCCTTATATCACAAAAACCCCAGAAAAACCTTGGAATCCGCCCAGAGTTTACGCCTATGCAGTCTCGGATTGGGATACGGTATCATCTTTCTCTTGTGAGACGAATAGTGGTGGATCTTCCGCGGTAACATCTAGTGACGCCAAATTTTCCTCCGATAACTGTTCCTATGCCTCTCGCAGTTTAATCAGCGGAGGAACTGGACTCTCTGGGAAAAGCAACCAAAAGTTTAATGAGGTGGACGCACTGGAGTACACAGAACCTGCGACATCTATATATTTAAGAATCGCGTTCAATAAAGAAGAGTCATCTGATATTAAACCTCTAAAGAAGGTATATAGTACGAGGGTGCCGAACCCTCTTTAAAAATTTTTGGGGACAAGGCAGATGCGCCAGATTCCAGATCTAGAAATAATCGGTTCGAATTATGTCTCATACAATAAAGAATACAAAATACTGGTCTCATCACGCACCAGCTAAATGGCGTCGCGCAGAGAACAAAGCGTTTAGGATTCGCGAGCGACAATATTTTAAGAAGTTTGGAGAGATTTTTACAGTAACAAAAGATAGGGGTTATACATATTGGTGACCTAGGATTTTGGTGCAGCAAAGGTCTATATTCACAATTACGGACCTTATTTGGGAGAAAAAGTAATTATAGACGCAGGAGAAGAAAACAGTATATCTTTGGATTTTCAAGCAATCCGACAATTAATTGATGATCTCCAGAAAATAGATGTTAGCTATTATTTAGAAAGAGATCGCGTCAAAGAAGAGATGTTGGAGGAATTATGGAAAGAGGTCGATCGATAGCCGACAATAAAAGATGAATTAATGGAAAAATTTCAACTCGAAGTGATGAAGTTCTACAGAAGAGAATATCCATGATCCGTTCCCGTTTCGACAGGTTCGATGCCTGCCCAGATTGTTTTTCTTGGAAAGTAAAACAATATTTGAGCCACAGGAAGGAGAATTTGAGGAGGTTTAAGGAGACTGAAATTAAAAACAGAGATGGAGATATTAATTGGACCGAGATAATTAAAGACCCGATGGGTTACGCGGTAGAACTGTGGTATGATTATTTAGACTGGTTAGACCCGCCATATAATGAATATGAGGATGATTACTATTAGATGTATAATTTGCTCCGACGCGCATGGAAGCCCTCACCTTATTACTTATGTTTTAAAACATTCTAGATATGACAAAAATACAGATAGACTTGTATTTTGTGGAGATCTGGTTGATATTGGATATTCAGCGTTAGAATGTATAGATATCCTACAAAGAAATAACGCAGAACTTTTCATTGGGAATCATGACGCTGCCATTATATTAAATAAACAGATCTGGCCTCAGAATATGATAAATTATGAGGAACAAGAAAAAATTATTAAAATCCAGAACGAATTTAAAATGGCTGCGGTACATGATGGCGTATTAATTACTCATGCGGGACTATCTGATGTATATTTTAGTAGGCAAAATGATGTGGGTCTTATCAAAGAAACTCTAAATAGAACTCCATTGGTTAACTTATGGTCTGGAGATAACATTTTGTGGTTCCGGCCTGGAGAAGGAGTTAATCCTCACCCTGAAATAGTGCAGGTAGTGGGGCATACACCTCCTTCATGGTGTCGTCCCATAAAAGATTTCTATATGATTGATCCGTATTGTAAAGTAGGATTTGATTCTGGAAGATTTAGGTATGCAGTTATAAAAGATGGGGTAGTTGAGATTTTTGATTCGAATGAGAAACGAGATCTCTATAGCGAATGTTATGAATGGAAGGGGGGATAAAATGGGAAGAAGGCCTCGTGAGGCATCCGATAAAAGGACCGAATATGAGCCAGCCGAATTTGATCCTAAGTTGGCCAGAATTTTTCCAGAAACGTTTAAACATATTTGTTTTATCATAGATCTCGGTATGATAGTTCTTGGAGTAACGATGGCCATTGGTGGAGCGATTTTATTGGGAGTGTTTAGATGAAAGAATATGAGCCCGAATTGGGGCAAATCTTTTATGGTCAGGAACCACAAAAATTTGAGTGTCCTCATCATATAGCTGCGGCATTAGAATATCTTGCTCAGTTTTTTTACAATAAGAAAATCTCTAACGGAAATCCATTTAGAAACACTGGTGCGCGATGGCATAATTCTATTTTTGAGGTTAACGCCCACGACTGGAATGAGGAAAATAATCAGCTATTTAATTTCAAATACAAAGATATTGAAGTTTCTTGGTATAAATATTTGGGGCGGGGAATGAGTATAAATCGCGAAGTATCGAAAGAGGAATGTTGGGAAATGCTGAAGGAATGCGTGGAGTCGATTGTGGGAGAGTAAAACTTTGACCAGAACCAGAAGGATTTATAACAAACGCCCTATAATTGGCGGTCCCGGATACTGTGGTTGGATTTCTTCGCAGAAATTAAAAGCAGAAGATTTAATAGATCCTATCGCGAACGACCTTCTTTGGCCCTCTTGGATCGGATACCATCCCTATGCCGCTTGGGGTCGAATGAGGGGTTGGAAAGATTGGCGCATGAGGGTCAAGAGAAGGCAAGAATGGAAACGTGAATTAGCTCAACTAAAACGCTTCGAGGGCGACACATATTATTTCTTGTGGAATTGGTGTTACGAAGAGGTAATGGAGGGTTTGTTTGGAGAATTCTTAGCGGAACAAGCCTTAGCTTCGTACACAAACCAAGATTGACCGTAATCTATAAATACCATTAGAACAATAATTCAAAACGTCCCAAGGGAAATTCGTCTCCATTCTTCCCTCCGTGCCTCTGTTTCTGAAAAAATGAAACCTACGGCGGTCCGTTTATGTCTCCTCGCGGGCCTATAATTCGCGCCCTTGGGACATCTCTCCCTATTTAGCGAGGATGATTGTTATATATATCAATTTCTTAGTGGCTTCTTGGCCTCGCCAAAGACCAAGGTCTTTTTTTGCATACTTTCCGATAACTATTTATTCTAATACCGCTCTTTTTACATAGGTGATCCCAAATTCTCACAAAAGCACTAGGCAGAAAAGCCTATCACCGAATTCCTCACCTACTAGGATCTCACGCTGAGAAAGGAGATTTCTTTGTAAATGAGGGAATGGACAGAATTTGTACTCGTAAACTGCGCGACAAGAAGGACAAAATAATTCTACAGGAGAAATGCGACGGATCGAGCTGTGCTGGCGCACGAATTGATGGAATATTAACACCAGTAACACGAAAAGGCTGGCAAGCAAATACGTCTAAATTTAAGCAGCATAGATTGTTTTCTGACTGGTTCTATAAGAATCAGGACGAATTTGAATTCTTAGAAAATAATCAAAGATTATGTGGAGAGTGGATGGCGCAGGCTCATGGAACAAAATATGAATTACAACATGAACCTTTCGTAGCGTTTGATCTATCAGGTCCTGGCGGAGCTAAAACATTAGATGTTTTTAATTCGATTGTCCCGTCCTTCTTCCCCAGACCTTATGTTCTCCATGAGGGAGGTCCGATAACTACTCAAGAGGCGGACATTTTACTTGGTGAGTTTGGTCATCATGGAGCGCTGGAACTCGCTGAGGGTTGTGTTTATAGAGTCGAAAGGGAAGGAAAGCTTGATTTCATGGCGAAATATGTTAGAAAGGAAAAGAAAATTGGTCAGTATTTAGGAGACCATGAAGAGGTGTGGAATCTTGGATTGGAGAGGTGGTTATGATAGAGAAATTCGTGGTTAGATTTATATTTATTATTGTAATTTATGTTGGATTAGATATTTCAATTAATAGGGAAAACTCGTATACGGAAAGGATAATAGCTGCATCTTTTTCGATGTTTGCGGCTAATTTGTTGTTGGAGACGGTATAAATATCACCTCGGACTCTGCGGAGTCACTCGGTACGCACGCCTGAAAGACGGCGTGCTATGATGGTAGGCTGAAACGCCTACCAGAAACTATTTATTCTAGCAATCCATTGTAATGGTATCAAACAAGAGGAGCATAAATTCATGACAGAGAAATTTAATATAGAAGCCGCCCTAAACAAGGGCGTTGAAGCTACAGGACTCGCTATAGATACGTTTAAGGATAAGTATGCGGCAAAATTTAAGGTTTTAAAGGACGCGGGTACAAAGCCCTTTAATCTGAATGTTGGAGGAGTTGCAAAAGTTCTTTCTGTAGAAGAGATGGCTATTAATCAGGTTATTTCTTGTGAGAAGGCGGCTTCCAAGGGAGATACAGAGGTTTTGTTCTACTTGGAGCAACAGGACGATGCCAAGCTCACCAAGAATAACAAGGCGGTTTCCAATCTATATATTATTGTGCCAGTTGGAAACAATACCGATATGTTCCACAGCGAGGCGCAGACCGAAGGATGTGTAAGGATTCGGGTTACCCATTGGAACAACAAGTCTTTTAGGCCGGGATTTTATAGAGGTAAGCTTAATAAGTCTATTAGGGATGGGTATACAAACTATGGGATCAATGATATCGGTACAACCGAAAGGACTTTTACGGTTCCCGCAATCGCTCAGGGATCTCCATTTAAAATCCTAGTAGCATATGAGCCCAAACCCGTAATGAGAAACGTAAAGGACGCAGATGGACAGGTTACAAAGGGAGAAGATGGAAAGATCGTAAAAGAGCCTCTCTACAAGAAGACTAGGGATGGTCAGATCTCCGCAGAGCCTCTTATGTCTCGTTCGATGGAGATTCTCGTTTTAAACTCAAACGGAACTACCGAGGTGCGGACTGTTTCTACAATATTCGATGAGTGGATGGCCCATAAGGTGGATTTTGGGGCCACGTACAAGGGAGTTCTTAGAGAAAACGGGCCATACTGGAACCTTAATAGTAAGCCAAACACTTCCAATGAGAAGATCACAATAGATGACAGTATGGCGTGCGAGATCCTGGCGGATCTAAATGGAGTTCGTAATTTCGCAGGTAAGTTTGTGAAATTGCAGCCAATATTTGGGGACGCAATTGTAGAAGTTAAGCAGAATCCAGAGAAGGGAACTAAGATCGGATACACTACGATTTCAGATATGAGTGCTAATTCCATTAATATTATCGGAGATGCGGCTATATTTGACTCTGTAACAGGTCCAAAAGGAAACCTCGCTGGAATCGTACAGGTAATCGGAAAGGTGTTTATAAACAAGGAAAGAGATACTCCCGGAATTAGGGTGTACGCCATAAAGGATATCTCTTCTGGGATGCCTAGCGAGCCGATAAAGATTAATGAAGAGCCTACCGCAGCGGAAAACACTGCGGATGCGTGGTAACCGTAGGATTCGTTTCAGAATCCGAGGTCTTATTTTTAGGAGTCTTTATGTTATCTGTTTCTATCGTAGACGACATGACCGAATTTGCGGTAAAAAAGTATCTTAAGCTAATTATTCAATCCCTGAATTCGTTAGATGATGAAGAGTTTTTCGGTCCAGAGGGTTGGAGAAAATTTATGGGATTTGAGGGAGAATAAAAAAATGCTAATTGATAAGACGAATATTAACAAGTATTTGATACCGATTATTTCTTGGATATCCCTTTTGACGTTTTTGTTATTCGCGGTTGAATGTTATATAGGGAACATTAAATATATGATATTTTTCGGCGTACTTGCTATAATCATAGAACTCGACCAAATTTACCTTAAATTAATACAGATAACGGGGAATAAAACATGTTAGACCAACAATTTATCGATGAAATTAAGGCATGTGCCGAGAAGTTGAGAAATACTTCTCAGGCGTTGTATGATAAAGCACAGGAAATGACCGCTTCTGAATCCGATAAGGATATTGCTCAGAAGATCGTCGCTATTGAAGGTTACCTCGAGCTTGTCGGCGGAGGAAAGAGAGACATTAATAAGGCGCGGAAGGCAATTGCTCAGGAATTGAATGTTTATGCGGGGATAGGGGAGTAGATGCTTTCTCATTCTCAAATTGGAACTCTCAGAAGGCTTCTGATGGTTCCTTGGAATTCGTGGTGGAATGGTTTTGTTCGAGACGTAACGGCCCGCCTGGGATAGGAGATTTAAATGTTTATTCCTAATAATCCTATTTTGCTCCCGATGCCAAAATCCGTACAATGCCCCAAATGTCAAGAACCTTGGTTTTGGAGGACTTGGTATCAAGGTAGTGAAAAGACATCGTGTTCTAAGTGTAAATCTACCGTGACACCCATCGAGATCGAGCCTCTGGGTAATCGTCCGAGACTTATAAAGTGTCCGAAATGTAGTGGGTTGCAATGGTACATTGGAGGAAAATCCAGAACTACTTGTACGGCAAATGGGTGCGAAAAAAGGAACATAATTGTACATGCGCTAACAAGAGAGGAACTGTCTGATCTGATTAGTCCGCTTTTAAATAACGAATTTGTTCCTCCGGAAGAAGAGAAATATTACATGGAAAGATTGGAGGAAATATAAATGTTCCTATTCTCTCTTTTTAAGAAAACTCCTCCGTTTACAGATATTGAAAAGACCATTCCTCGACGAGAGTTGATCCAAAAATCTATAGAAATATTGGATACCCTTGAGTTTAAGATAGAAGAAAATTACAGCGAGATTCTTCCAAGAAATCATCTATGTATAATTCAAAATATAAACAACGATATTTTAAACGCGGGAAAGGCGCTGAAAGTTTTAAAACTCCTGAAGCAAAGCGGAATAAATATTCGGTTATGGAAAACCGAAATAAAAGATCCTTACCTTTGTATATATTATAAATATGAGGACGATAAATTCTTTGTTCGCTTCCCTTGGGATCATCCCACATACATTTCTCCTATTAGAGCGGTCGAAAGGTTTATTAAGGAATGTAAACATGGAATAGAACTAGCAAATAAATCAAAATCACTTCTTGATCAACAGATCGATTTAACAAAAGAGGAGGCTGAATTTCTTGGTGTTTTGTCCTAAAATAAACGATGAATGTATTCTGGGAAAATGTATGGCCTATATTCCGAAAAAAGAAAGTTGCATGATGAGGGAGAATTGTGATTCATTAGTAAGAATTGCGGTGGCCCTAGAAAGGATTCTGACGACTAGATATGGTAGATGAGGTCTGAAAGACCGAATATTAGGAGAGATTTTTATACCCGACAAGTTTACGACAGAAGAAGACGATATCTTAAAAGAATTTTATGGAAAGATCCCTGTTAGAGGAGTTAAAAGAAACTCTATTCAAAATAAACTCTGGGGCCGATCGGAATCTCAAATTGAAAAAAGAATTGATGAATTGGGACTGAATGGAACTAATTTAGAGTATTTAAAACATTTTAGTTCGGAAGATATAGAATATCTTAAAAGAAGTTACGCTACGACCTCTTGGGAAGAAATGAGTTTTGTGCTGGGGAGGAAAAAGGAAGGAATAATACTAAAGGCAAGTAGTTTAGGACTTCGGAGAAAAAGAAACTCTAGTTGGTCTCCTGAAGATATAGATTATTTGAAAAATAATTATCTCACAATGACAGCGGGAGAGATAGGGGAACATCTAGGGAGAAAGGACCATTCTGTATATCATAAAGCTAAAAGGCTAAATTTGGAGAAGAGATGAGTATGGAGCGAAATAAAATTTATTGTGGCAATTCTTTGGACGTTTTAAAGACTTTTCCAGACAAAGTGTTTAAATGTTGCATAACGAGTCCGCCATTTTTTGGCTTAAGATCGTACAATACCGGAAAATGGATCGGAGGATCGCAAGATTGCGTTCACGATACAATTCCAGCGAGGAACGGGAGAGGTGGATCTGGACCCAATGCTAAAAACACAACAAATAGTTATCCGTCCGAGTTCCCATCCCCAACATGTTCTAAGTGTGGAGCCACATATGAGGATTTTCAACTCGGATTAGAGGCTACGCCAGACGAATACGTGACTAATCTCGTAGAAGTATTTAGAGAGGTAAAAAGGACTCTGAGAGACGACGGAATCCTATTTTTTAATTTAGGAGATTCTTATTGCGGCGCGGGGTATAGCAATCATAAAAACACGGGCGGAGTTAACAGAACAAACGGGAGGTCTAAACATGACCGTTCTTATGCTCTAAATGCGTTCCCGTGTGACACTTCCGACAGAGGAGAACCAAGTTTCCCAGATCGTGATCATTTTTCTGAAAGTCCATGTGGTGAACGCATAAATTTTTGGTGGAACCACATTTCTGACAACACTCTCCGTCTCGCTCATGAACAAGTTGCCTTACTTTGCCAGCAAAACCTGGTGAATAAGGTAAAACTGCCCGACCATCTTCCCATCGAGGATTTTTCTCTCCGGAAACAGATTCGGCAATCATTAAACGCCAGTTTGGATCGAGCGCAAACGCTAATCCCCGCAATCGAGCAGATTCTTTCATTTCAGGAGTCCAAGCCAAACGAATACGTTCCGCCACTTCTGGGCGAGTTGAAGCCGAAGGATACGCTTTTGGTTTTCCTGTCGTTACTTCGCTCATTAGCCGTTTGTGCTCGGGAGTTCGAACGTAAGTCGGTCGGATCTTTAGAAACGCCTTGTGACACTCGGGACACCTTTTCGTCCTTCGAGGAACTGTGCGACCACATTCGATGCATTTCCAGATACTATTCGCTTGTTTCGTCATGGTTGAACCTTCCATATATTCAGCCATATAATACCACAAACTATATAAATATATCTATTAAACCCAAAGATCTCATCGGAATTCCCTGGCTCGTAGCTTTCGCTCTTAGAGACGACGGCTGGTGGCTCCGGTCAGACATTATCTGGGCCAAGGGAGTGAGTGGACAAAAAGAACTGACTTCTCAGATCTATAATGCTGGCATAGAAATTGGAATTGATCAAAATAAAATAGAAGCACTCATTGAGAACCTGGGATTATATGTGGGGAATTCAATGCCTGAGTCGGTAGTTGATCGCCCATCAAAAAGTCATGAATACTTGTTTATGTTCACGAAAAGTAAGAAGTATTTTTATGATGGAGAGGCGGTGAAGGAAGGACGCAAAAATCCAGAAGACACTAGGCCGGGAAAATCAGGGAATTACACGACGGGCAAACTATCTGGCGCTGCAAGAGAAAATACGCCAAATGGACAAACGTCTCGTGGGCGTCTCAGTCAATATTGTACCAGTAAGCGCAACCTCCGTTCGGTTTGGACCCTTGTAACGAAGCCCTTTAAGTCGGCGCATTTTGCGACATTTTGTGAAGAATTACTTCTAAATCCTATCAAATCGTCCACTTCCGAAAAAGGTTGCTGTCCCGCATGTAATGCTCCATACAAGAGAATTCTTCTTAAGAAACCAATGGTTATTCGATAGACAGATAGAATGGCGCAAATGGGAGAATTTGGAAGGACTCAAGCTAGTGGAACTATGCTATCTCCCGCAGAATCTAAAACCGTAGGATGGCAACAGACCTGCTCATGTATTCTGGACTGCGCCTGGGGAGATCCTGAACCTTGCTTGATATTAGATCCATTTATGGGAAGTGGGACTGTAGGCGTGGTTTCCAAGCAGTTGGGCCGGGATTTCGTGGGGATAGATCTGAACGCAGATTATTGTAAAATGGCGGAAGAACGGATTAATTCTATTTAACTAGCTATAACTTTTTTGGGAGGACTTTATTTGTTACTTAGCGGAGCAAAACCATATAAAAATAAAGATTGGTTGGACAAACAAATGCGACTAGGAAAAAGCCAGAGACAAATAGCGATAGAATGCAATTGCGCTGTTGGGACAATAAATCGATGGATAAACTATGACAAGACCAGGGGAAAAGAAGAAGAATATAGATCCCAAAATCATAAATCAATAATTGAGTATCAAAGAAAATACAACGAAAATCTAAGAAATAAGCTATTCGATATATTGGGTTATGAATGTGTTATGTGCGGAGAATCAAACAAAAAGTATTTAACCTTCGACCACATAAACAATGACTCTAAACACGACAGAGAAGTTTATGGGGAAAACTACGTTTACGGGATGATTCAATATTGGAATAAAACGGTTTGGCCCGAAGAAACCGAAATTAGAAGGAGATTGCGGGTTTTGGATTACAATTGCAATTGCGGAGTGAAGCGGCGCGGGTATTTTAATTTATCAAAGTCGGAGATATCTTTGTCTCAAAAACGCCAAATAAAACTTTGGAAAGCGGCCTACGAATTCTTTGGTCCTTGTAGAGTCTGTGGCGATCAAAGTTTAATACATCTTTGTGTTGGACATATAGGACATAATGGGGCTGAAATGAGGCGCAATGGGGAAACGGATTCAACCAAATTATTATCCAAATGGAATAAAATGGGGTGGCCCAAAGAATTAAAAGAAACATATTCTCTAGAATGTTTTAACGATAATTGCAACCGATTTAGTGAAAGCGAAGGAAAAATTATTTAGGTGATGATTTAAGTTGGATCTAAAAATTCTATCTCAAGAAATCAAGTCGTGTAAAAAATGTGGACTCTGCGAATCAAGAAAAAACGTTGTCGTCGGACGCGGTTCGCAGACTCCGAAAATAGTAATTTTGGGGGAAGCTCCGGGTGAGGCCGAAGACGCCGCAGGGAAGCCATTTGTGGGCCGCTCTGGAATGTTACTGGATCGCTGCATATCGGAAAATGGGATTAAAGATTTTTGCATTCTCAATATTTTAAAATGCCGCACGCCAGAAAACAGAAAACCAACGTCAGAAGAGATCGCCGCGTGCAAGCCCTGGCTGGAGCAACAGTTAGAATTGCTAAATCCAGAACTCATCGTGTGCCTCGGAGCTACCGCTCTAAACTTCTTCTTCCCTGCCAAAAAAATCTCGGAAGCGATTGGACAAACCCTAAAAGACGATAGCGGCAGAAGGTTTGTCGGATTATATCATCCGTCTTACTGCCTGCGCGGAGCTGTAAAAATTGAGGATTACGTGAAATCCTTCGAGCGTGTAAACTTTTTTCTTGAAGATGGATCGACACGTATTGAAGCTCCAGCAGAACAATCAATAACCGATCCCCTTCCAAGTCCTCTGAGATCTCCAATTCCGAATGGACCTCAGTCAACCAAACCTTTTCCGTTGGGAATGCAAAGATATGCGCCTTTGCACGTACACACTGAACACGGATCTGTGGGAGATGTTTTCCGTACAGAAGATGAATTAGCAGAAGATTTGTCGCAGAAAGGCTTCAAAGCGTGTGCCATAACAGATCACGGATCTCTTTCCGGTCTCCCTTACTTTCAAAATGCCCTGAAGAAAAAAGGAATTAAACCCATTATTGGACTAGAAGCCTATATAGAGGAATCTGAGAAAAAACAAAGTCATCTCGTTCTTCTTGTTAAAAACGAGATTGGATATAAGAATCTACTAAAATTACATACGATTGCAAAAGAACATGTCCATAAAGTTTTCAATAAAGTATTCCAAAAGATTCCTCTAGACGAAGTTTGTAAGCATTCAGAAGGTTTAATTTGTAGCACCGCATGTATTAGTGGAACGGTAGCCCAAAGATGGAAAAGAGGAGATGATCCTGAGCCTATAATACAAAAACTTCAAGCGGCGTACGGAGAAGATCTTTATATGGAACTAATGCCGAATCGAATGGAGGAACAAATAAGATTTAATGAATATATAATTAATATAGCAAGAAAGTATAATATTAAACCAATAATCACTACCGACTCCCACTACAACTCTCCAGAGGATAAACATTATCACGATCTCGTAAAAGCGAACGAATGGAGAAAAAAGATTACAGATAAAATTGGGTTCTCTGATGACACATTTTGTAATTTAACTTGCGACCAAATAGAGTCCTTGTTGAAATCGAATCACCAAAAAATATACCCCATAAGAGAAGAGTTATTTGCTAATACTTTAGAGGTAGCTAGCAAATGCACTTTTGAATTACCGTCAAATCTAGGGGATACTTTGCCTGGAAATGAAGAGAAAGCCCGACAAAAGATTTTAGATAGAATAGATGTTGAAGGTTATACCAAAAAGAACGGATAAGATCCACAAATAGTAAACGAAAGAATAACAAAAGAAATAGATCTCCTTACATCTAGAAAATTTTTTAATTATTTTGATAAAGTTATGCATATGACAGACTACGCAGATTCCCATAATATTCCAAGGGGTCCAGGAAGAGGATCGGTTGGCGGTTCTCTACTTGCATATTTATTAAAAATTACACGCGTCGATCCACTAAGATTTAATACTTTATGGGAGAGATTCCTTTCACCTACACGGACTCCTGATATTGATATGGATTTCAGCGCCGAGAAAAGGGGAAGTATAATTGGAAGTCTCAGGCTCAAATATGGACCAACCAACGTGTCCTATATTATGACGTTTAACGAGTGGTCTGATAAATCCGCAATTAAGGATGTAGCCAGAATTTATGACGTTCCCCTTTCCGAGGTAAACAAATTCAACAAAGAACTCTCCACTAAGACCGCAGAGAACCTTAAAATCGAAGATATAATTCTTACTTCAGAAACCGCCGCAGAGTTCGCGAAAAAGTACCCCCAAGTAATAGATGCATCTATAAAACTCAAAGGCAAAATTAGACACGTAGGACTTCATACCGCAGGAGTAGTAATTTGTAAGGATCTAGAAAGCACTATCCCAACAGAAATATATGACAAAGGAGATATCAAAAATTGCCTCGCCGCAAGTTTTGAAAAGGATATGTTGGAAAGTTTGGGTATAATCAAGTTCGATGTCCTAGGAATCTCCGTCCTAGATGTCATCGACGGAGCGTTAAAATCCTCTGGATTAGAATGGGATGTTTTACCAGAGGATTATGCTGATCCTAAAATATTTGAACTTCATAAGTCAAGTAAAACCGCTGGAATATTCCAATTTGGTTCTCAATTAGTGACAGACTATTTGAGGAAGCTAAATCCCGACAAGTTTAATGACTTAGTAGCCGTGAATGCTTTGTGTCGTCCAGGACCTCTTAACTCTGGGATGTCATTTGATTATGTAGATCGAAAGGGAGGAAAAGAGTGGAACTACGATCATCCAACACTTGAGTCGATCACGAAGGACACCTATGGAATTATTTGTTATCAAGAACAGATTATGCAAATCTACCATCAAATTGGAAATTTCTCTTTGGTGGAAAGTGAGCGGGAAATGAAGCTGGCGGCAAAGTCAAAGGGTCGAGAAGCGCTTAAAGAAAGTGAAGATAAAATGCTCCGGGGCGCGTTATCAAATGGCTTCACAAAACCACAATTTGATAATTTATTCAACAAAATTCTTGAATTTGGACGCTATAGTTTCAACGAAGCACATTCTATTGAATATTCTATGCCAGGATACTGGACAGCATGGTTAAAATTATATTATCCCCTAGCTTTCTATGCCTCTCTAATTAACGTAGAATCCGATGAAACTCAGTCTTTATCCTTTGTAAAAGAAGCGATGGATTCTGGAGTAGAAATCAAACCTCCAAGCGTAGAATCTCCATCAGAATTAACTACGTTCAATAAAGACAAAAATATTATTTACTTAGGATTAAACAAAGTCAAAGGAATCGGACCTGAAGAAATCAAAAAGGTCTTGGCGGCTGGAGATGACTTTGATAAGATAAAGAAAATTAAAAAGAATGTTTACCAAACGCTCGTAGAGGTCGGTTATTTAGATTCAGTAGAGAAGAATCGCAAACAATTATTAGGGGGAAAGGAACTCACTAGGAATACGCTGTGGAGGTGGTCTACAGAACCGAATACAAGCGACGACTGGTCTGAGGAGGAAAAGATGTTTAGGCTCAGAAAGTCCTTGCCCTGGCCTAGATCGTATGATGAACTGCCAAAAACTCATATGATTTACATAGGAAGCCTTTAAACTACTTAAAGTCTGAGTCCGTAGAAAACAAAGCAATATTGTCTGTTGGATGGGTTTATGATCATAAGGCGTTTAGTAGTAATGGGAACACTTCGTATGTTTTGAATTTTGAGGACGGCACGTCGAGAGTTACATTAAATTTGTCTGCGGTAGTTGCGAGGAGACATAAAGAGATTGTGGACACGATAGTTAAGGGAGAACAAAAGAATCCCTTGGTGTTTTGTTTAAATCCCTATTACATGAACAGAGGCCATATAGAAGTTAGAGAGGGAAAGTTACAAATACTATGGATGGGTAATGTAGAAGATGAAATGTCTAAGAATGTACTGAGAGGATTGGAAGGTGGATTCGATACACTAGGGGCCAAAGAGTTCTTGATAACAAATATAAGTTATGGGACCAGCAAGGCTGGAAACGCATTCTCCTCAATAGAATGCGTGGATAATGTAGGTCAGATAACCTACGGAGCCATGATGAGCCGCGGAGGATTGTTGCCTATGTATGGATCGATTATTAGAGGAAAGTGGAATGCGACCGCAAAGGGTACGTTTTGGAATGGAGAATAAATATATTGTTTGCAAGCAATTGTTGAGTTGATAATCTAGGTAAACTAGGTACGTGTTAATGGCTAACACGTCGCAAGTATTGACTAGAGGGCATTAGAACATGCAGCAGCACCAGAAGCTACAAGAACGTACCGCACGCTTCCCTAATGCGGACCACCTCTCTATTTGCCAAATAGGACGCCGTTATCCGGCTAAGCTTTTTCTGCAATCTCGAAGGGAAATGTTACGCGGGTTTAACCCGTAGGAGACATAATATGTCGCAACAAATACCCGTATTAGATTCAAGAATGGTTCCGTTAATGCCTACATCACCGGCACACGCGAGGAAACTGCTCGATAACGGAAAGGCATCCGCCTACTGGAATAAATTAGGAATATTCTGTATTATATTACACAAAGAGGTCGTACCCGATAACCAGAAGTTAGTAGTTGGTATTGACCCTGGATCAAAGTGGACCGGGTGGAGCGTGGTAGGGCAACATAAGACGGTACTCAATGGTATGCAGGAAGAGCCCATTCACGTTAAGGGCGCGGTCGAGAGACGCCGTAATCTACGAAAATCTAGGAGGCATAGAAACTGTTGGAGAAGACCCGCCAGATTTAACCGAAATAGAAATAAAAAGTGGTTGCCGCCTTCGACCCTAGC